TAAACTTGAACATAATCTTCGTCAGAAACGTCGAAGTACAGATCCAAAGGAATCGAAGGATTGTCATCAGCGTTGTACTGAAGAGTAGTAAAGAGGTTAGACAATGCAGGAGCATTGTTGATAACTTCTGCGAGAACAGGGCCGATAAACTCTGCAAGTGCAGTTTGTGCTTCGTAAGCAACATCACGGTTGCGAGAAGCCATTGCCTTGATAAGCTCGACTTGTTCTGGAGTATTTTTTAAAGTAATTTTCATATTATAAAGTTCCTTTCTTATTAACCAAGTTTGACGATAACGTAATCACCAGCGAACTGGTCAGTAAGGCCGCCTTGAGAAGCGCGTGATCCAGTTCCGAGAACCATGCCAAGAGACTCAGCAGAGCCTACAGTAGCTGGACCTACGGTGCCGTCGCCAGCAACTTCAAATCCATCACCGATAGTGAAAACAGAGGCTGCTCCACCTTCGATAGCATTTGCGCTGAGAGTAAAGATACCCTTAGTTGCAACAGGAACGGTTTGGCCAGGAAGAACAGCTTGAAGCTCTTCTTTCTTGGTTGCGTTATAAAGAAGTTTCTCACCATTCTCATCAGTCTTAGCTGTTTGATTCAGGGTCAATCCAAGAGGAATTTCGCCCGAAGCGGCAGCAGCAACTTCAAGAGGATTAGTAGGATACATGTCGCCACCAACGAATGGGTAATCTGTCTTGCCAAGGTAGCTGTTAGAACCATAAGTAATAACATCTTGGTCAAAATTACCGTCAGTGACCTTCACAAAAACGCCGTTAGAACCTTTGCCGTCACCAGTGGTGGACTCAAGAACGTCAGCATTTTGAAGAGCGAAAACGTTAACAACGTCTTGCTCATTATATTGTCTGAATGGGAGTAATCTAAGTGCCATAATTTTTTTATATTTAAATTGTTATATTTTTATCCAAGGATATTTTCGCGGCTAAAAGCAGCGGCAAACTTATCCTTCAAAGTTTTTGCAGAAGCTTGCGCTTCGTTGTTGTTAGGAATTTCTTCGTTGGTTTGTTCTGCATTCGCAAGAGCTTCTTCAACATCAACCTCTTCTTCTGTTTCTTCTGTTTCTTCAGAAGCTTGGGAAATGAGACGTTTTTCGATTTCTGCGTCAACACGAGCTTTGATTTCTTCTTCGAATTTAGCTTTAGCTTCTTTGTTCTTGGAAGCCCAAAAAACTTCAAGCTCACTCTTAAACGAAGCAAAAGACTCTTCTGTGTCATCAAGACCCTTGATCTTTTCAGCGATGAAAGCGCTGTCGCTTTCTTCAAGATCATAAAGAGAATCAATCTCTTCCATACGAGCATTGAAACGAGCAACTGCTTCTTCGGCAGTTTTTGCGGCTTCAAACTCAGCAATGCGCTCTTGAGCAGACTTAAGTTCCTCTTTGATTGTTTCTACGGAAGCTTGAAGCTCTTCATTCGCAGAAGCGATCTCAGCCTTCTCTTGCTCCGCAGCTTCAAGAGAAGCTTTGTACTCATCATCTTTTTGTTTAATGGCATCCGCAAAAGTTGCAGTCATGCCAGCGATAGCCTCTTCGGAGAATTTCTTCTCGGTAAGAGATGCTTTGATTTCTGATAGTAGAGTTTCTAATTCCATGATTTTAGTATTGTTTACAGTATTTTTTAAATTTTGTGAAATTTTGTTAGATATTTTTTTTAATTGCGAAGCTTGTGATTTATCAGATTCTTCGACTTCTTCTTCTTCTTTAAAATCTTCGCTAATAATTCCTTTAACATTTGCGGCTGGTTTCATTGTGAAACCTATGCCCAAAGGATAAACATCCCCGACAATTAAACGATAAATTGGAGTACCGTCGTCCATTACACCTTTTCCGCCAAAAGCTCTCAGCATACCCTTCATTTCCATGATTTTTTGCGGGTCTGAAATAATTTCTGCTTCTTTTAGGTTTTTGCTTCCAACAGCAATTTGATACTCGCTAAAACCAACTTCCCAACTTGCGGAAACGGTTTGATGTGTTTTGCTTTTTGGGTCAGTACTTCTTCTTAAGGTTTCAAAAAAGTCTTTGTCTACAGTCTTATAAACTACTGCACCTAAAGCAATATTGAAAGGACTTTGCTCGTTCTCGTCAACATTTATAAGAATTGTGCTATCTGAATAGTCACTAAATCCAGCATTAACAATATGGCCAACGATCTTCTTTTTGTCGTGTTCAATATTTGTTGGCTTATGAACAAACTGCTGAACAGATTCAATGGCAGTTTTTGTGTTCATGCCATCTCCATTTTTATTAAACTCATTAACGACTGCGGCATTAAATGCTACGCCCATTAAGTCTATGTTTTTGTCTAGATCAACAGATGTTGGGATTAAACTTCTTAAATTTTCTATATTAGCTTTTGAAATATCAATGCCCCCAATCTCTTGGCAAGCAGTTATTTCAAAATCAAAAGTTGTGGTGTATTTATGCATCTTTTTTTTCAACTACTTCCATTTCGCCTTCTGGACCAACTTCCTCTTTCTTTTGATCGTCTTTAGATAGCAGTTTTGAATAAGCAGCTTCGGCCTCTTCAGAAAGTTTACCCTCTTTTTTCATCTTTTCTAAAATGGCTTTTTGCATAGCGGCAGGAAGCTTCTTTTGTTTTTCAGTTAAGCCTCCCTTACCTTCTTCATTGATCATCGCTCTCATCTTGTCGTATTGCATACCACAAGCTTTTGCAGTTTGATCTTCATCCATATCACTTGTGTCAACAAGCTCTTTATCTTCCATAGAGCAAACAGACATGAAAGACTTGTACATAGCTTCCTCTGTTTTTTCGTACTTTTTAGCAATAGAGATTTCAATATTGCCGTTAGAACGGTCAATATTCGCTACGAGTGGGTTTTTAATTTCTTTCATTTGAGTGATATAAAATTGCTGATGGATAAAGTTCTAATTTGTGAGCGTCTGAAATTTCAAAAATACCATTAAGTGTTCCTAACTTTTCAATTTCGGTAAAGTTGTTTACACAAGAAATTACTGATTCTTGCCAATTTTCTTTTTCTGAAGCGCAAACAACAGATTCGCAAAGTTTGCTTAACATTTTTTCTTGGTCTTCATTCAGCGACTCAATACCAAGTTTTTCTAACATTTTTTCCTTTGCGATAGAATTCAAAGCTTCGATCTCATATATTGTTCCTTGGATGCTTTCTCTTGAAAACTGATCCTTGGAACCCTCTGGACGACCAGGCATTCCACTAGTTGGTTTAACTTCTGGCTTTTCGTTTTCGCCTTCATCTTCTGACTCAATCATTGGAACGCCCCCAACGACTGGATTAAAGTAACCTTTTTCTCTTTGCTCTACAAACTTTTCTTGAGCTTCTTCCAACTCGCCAGCAAGAGGGAACCTTCCAGTGTGGAAAAGATTCATTCCTTGCTCTGCGGAAAGTATTCCAAGTTCCATAAGTCTAGTAGCAACCCGCATAAGTTGAGTTTCGTCGCGAAGATCAATATCTTTAAATTTGACAGTTGGGTATTGTCTGAATCCTAAGTCTTTTGCAATGCGACGTATTTCGGGCTGAAGAAAGTCATGAATAAATGCTTCACGAGCCTCTTTAAGTCTATCAAGAAAAACACGAGCTTTAATTTGTGCGCCGCTATACTTATCCTCATTAAGAATAATATTTTGCAGACCTTCTTTAATATCTTGATTGATTACTTCATATTTTTGAGATCCAACAACTTTATTAATGTCTGGTATAATGAAATCAGCTTTTGTTGTATAGTCAGCAACAAGTACGCGTCCAACAGATTCATTTTGGAAAAGCTTTTGCATAGCTTTGACATTGTTTGCGTTTATGCCCCCCTTGTCTGGCTCTGCGCCCATTGTAATCATAAGAATAACGTTTTCCACAGTTCTCATGATAGCCTGATCCATTTTCTTCATTTCTATCTTGGCATTTATATCCTCAAGAACAGGATATCCAAATGGGATAGCAAATGGTTCATAGTCTTGCTTTTTATAAAAGCTATACGCAAGCCTTTCGTTCTCTAAATTTATTTTAAGACCATCTTTAAAATATGCGCCGTCTTTTATTAATTTTTGATCTTCTGGATCAAGTGCTTCAAATACAGCTTTGTCATACTCATTCTTTGGGTTTGCAAGTCTTTCCATATCGAACTCGGAAAGAATCTTTGCATAAGCTCCATCTTTTGTATTGAATACCGTGCTTCTTTTAGCAACAATCTCGAAAGGGTTTAAAACAATATATTTAAGTGGAAATTTATTTTCTCTTGGGTTGTTTTCTACAATTTTAGAAAATTTCTTAAAATCGTTTAGGTCAAACTTGCCATCAAGTCTGTAAAGAAAAATATTACCGCTTCTGTAGTATTCTCTAAAATATTGATCTTTTAAATCCCATAACTTTATGCGGTCAAAAAGTTTCATGAAAAAGTCTCTTGAAGTTGCATTTCCGCCCTCTAAGTAAACTTCTGCATTTGCGAACTCTGACATCATGTCAATTGTATTTCTGAAAATTGGCACATTAGCATAAGCTTTTTGGCAAAGTTCAATAGCTTCTCTTACGTTGATACCATCAGAAGAGATCTCGTAAGGAAGTAATCCAGCACGAATTTGACTAAATTTATTAAGCGGGGCCGTAACAGAAGATCTATTTATTCTTGTGCTGGTATTGTTGTTGTTTAGGTTGCTCACAGAACCAGATCGACTGTACGACCCCAGGGAAGTATGATAAGATTCGCCAGCCGTTGCTGGTTCAACAAATTCTTCCGCTTTTGATACTTGCGGAGTATTTTTTTCAAATTTGTTCCAATAATCGGATTTTTTTGTATATTTTCTTTTAGTCATCTTTTTTGTCCTTATCTCTAAACGATGTCATACACACAGCGATTCTTTGCTTAATGTCTTTAAATTCTTTTTTCATGACCTTGTCGCCCAAGCAACGTGACATGAATTGTTTTTGCTCCTCTTTTTTCGCTGGTTTTGGTATTGGCATAACTATTATAAAGTTACTTACACTTTTTAAAAGTCACTTTTTTAACTTTTTAAATAAAGGTTGGAACAAAACCATAATTATTTTCTTTCGGCACGTTCATCATGTCATAATAAATGTTCATTCCCCAGTTACCTAAAACCAAAGCTGAATAGGAGTCTTTTCTTGGCCTATCAACACCTTTTTGTCTTTTTAGATTGCTAGGCAAATCAAAACTTTGTGTGCCGCCACTAGAAGAAGATACTTGTATTAAAGCACATTCAGCCTTTGTTAAATCAATCATATCTTTTTGATGCTCAATAAAATCGATCATTTTGGCACCAACATTTTTTTCATCTTCATACTTTGAAAACTTTAATTCTTTGATTGGGATTTTTTTAGCTTTTTGCATTGAATAATTGTCATCCATAGCAGTAGCTGCGAAATATAATCTTTTTCTATCAAATGCTGTTTGTAACATTTCGTTGCCATTTCTAATCCAAACAGAAGTTGGTTTTCTTAAGTAGCATATAGTGTTGTCAGAAACATTATACTGCTTTCTGGCTTCTTTAAGATCTTTTGTATAATCGTGAGGGTTATCTAGTCCCGCATCAAATGTGCCTATTTTTAATTTATCTTTTTTGAATAGGTCGCTTTCGTTGCATGAATTTATAAACTGAACGCCGCCATTGTAGTCTCCCACAATCATAATAACATTAAAATGATCTAAAACATATTTAAAATAAGTCATGTGCTTCTTTAAATTTGTTCCAGGAAGTGCGTAACTATGAACCAAGATCCCCTTTTTCTCTTCTGGCAAAAGTTTAATAACTTGTATAGCAAAATCATCAGATGCTTCAGATTCAGACCAAGAAGGGTCAAATGCCAAAATATACTCAGCACCTTCTTCTCCAGCCACTTCGATAGAAGGAGACTCGCCATCTTCAATTGTGCATTCAGCCATTTTGCTGATTTTAAAGTAACCAGCACTGTCATCTGTGAACTGAGCATTAAACTCTCTATCAATTTGCGACTGGCTCATTGTTCCTCTTGCTTGAGAAATCAAATTTTCATCATATAAAGCTTTAGGGGCGCAGTCATAACTAAACTGCATAATGCATCTTCTACCTTGGTTTTTTGCCCCAGGATTAAATATCATATTCTCATATGCTTGATACATCTTATAAAGATATTCAAATTTGTAAGATGCAGACGATAAACCAATCATTTTATTTGATGGCCACTCTGTTCTCTCTTCCTCAGTCATTTTACCAGCCGCAATCATTGCATCTTCAGCATCTCTTATTCTTTGTCTTTCTGTTGGGTTTTCTACAACAGCAAGGAACGGCATAATAACTTCGTTCAAAACCTTTTCTGGCATAAGTAAAAGCTCGTCAATAATGATTCTTTGGAAACGGAAACCACGAAGTTTTTCACCATCGCCAAGTGGTAAAGCAGTAATTCTACTTTTACCAATTTGCATTGACCATTCATCGTTAGATTTACTCACCTTACCGATGCATTGTTGAAATAATTCTGCTTTTTTATCTTGTGCTATATCCTCAATCTTACGGAAGATCATTTTAGACTGACGGAAAGACTTTGAAATAATTCCAATATGTACGCCTTGATTTAACATAGCGTCCAACAAAGCAAAAATACCAGTCGAGAACGATTTCGACATACCGCGAGACCAGATTCCCAAAAAGTAATCGTTCTCCATCATTGCTTTGACCGCCATATGTTGGAACGGAAATAACTCGATACCAGTAAGCAATTGAGTCGTAAATGTTACATTTTCTTTTAAAAATTTATAAAGCCAAATTTTAGCCTTAGTATCTTCAAGGTAACCCTCAAGATCCATAACTTGTTTGTTTACGTCTTCACGCTTTAAAGGTTTTTGATTTCCAACTTCCCAACTCATCTTTCTTCCTTATCTAAAAAATATTGAACATCTACATTCCATAACTTCTTTCCAAAACATAATAATTTTGGAATTATTTCTTCGCTATGTTTTCTATTGTCTGTAAATATAAACTGACAGTTGCCAGCAAACTCGTGCTGAACAGATATCATATTAGAGAATATCCAACCTAATTTTGGTTTTTTTCTACCTCTTGTAAACATGGCTTCTTTTTCTATTTTTGCCAAGGGCTTCTCAATGACGATATACATATAACTGTCCATTTGCACACATCTTTGCATTTCTCTTCTAAATCTATCTACTTGCCCACCAAATGTTGATAAGAAGTCGCCAGGACTTTTTCTATCCACAAAAGTATTAGAAAAATCATCTCCACCCAAAGTATAATCTCCGAAATCTAATTTTAAAATTTGTGATTTGGAAAATTCTAATGGCTGTTGTTCTCGCGTGTCGATCAAGACTTCAACATCAACTTCGTTGTTGAACTCCTTGGGCAAGCCCTTATCGAAGATGGGCGGAACGCCCATTTGCTCACAAGCTTTAGTATATGTGCCAAAATGCTTTTTGTACACATCTAAGTCGGGCAGTTGACGTTTTGAAAGCTCTAAATGAAATGGCGCATGAGTATATTTTTTCTGCTTGATCCTGCGTTTTGCTAGTTCAATTATATATTCTTTCACTTCTTCTTTTGGCGCTGATTCGCACCACATCACAAGTTGTGATCTTGAAGTGAAGTCATTTTCAAAGTATTCGTCTTTTGTTTTGAATGGTAGCGGATTACCATTTAATTTATTAAATCTCGGATAATGCTTAACATAGTAATCTGCCACATACATCTTATGAGCTTTAAGATGACTATGTAACGATTTCTCAGATTCAAAATCTGATCCGCATTCTTTGCATTTATAAGACATCTTCAATACCTATGCCTAGTACACGAGCTTTCCAAGCAGCCATGCCTTCAAGACGCTTGGCTTCTTCTTTGATTACTTGTTTTTGCATTTCTGCAATTCTGACCATATTTTTTCGCTCTTCCTCTTCTTGGAAAAGCTGGACGATAGAAAGAAATGACGCTGTTTCCTTTTGCTTGTTCGCTAGACGCGCTCCACGGTCGCCCTGAAGCTTCTTTGTTAAGTTTTCGATGCGAGACTCACATTGATGATATTCGGAGCTTTTAGCCTTAATAATTTCCGCCAAACGCACTGTCATTTCATCTTGGTCATCTGCGCTTTCAAACATATCGTTAAGTTTTTGCAAGTGACCAGTAATTAACTCAAGATTGATGATCTCTTTTGCGACGTTCATGTATAGATTTAATTCGTCTGCGGTAAGATCTGGTTTGTCCCAAGTTAAGCGAACAAACTCCTGCTCAAACAGTTCCTTATCTCTTGGATTGGTATAGTTGTTGACAATAGCAACAAATCGAGAATTACTGAGATTGATTCTCAGTTTGTCGCAACAATGTTTTTGATTGCGAGACATTTTGTCTTCTTCAAGACCATAACCAGTTGAATCATTGATCTTTTTAATGATTCTTGAAATTGCTTGTGGTGGAATATAGCGTCCAGAAGAG